TATGCCGGAGGATATTTATTTTTCACAACCAAAATAAAGATAACAACAAAAAAGTGTTGATATAATCTGATTAACAGGTATAGTAACAACTATAAGGTCAAAGAGTTGTATCTTGAACTCAGCCACCTGAAGCCCTTCTCTCTATGTGAAGGGCTTTTTTGTTTGTGTTTCTGATAAGGCACTCATGACATATGTCGCGGTTGCCGCTCTTTAGGTTCGACTTTAACCAAGGGGAACAACCTGGAAGAAAAATTTTAAAAATTATTCAACTAGATAGGACGGGAGAATGGTAATAGATACCTCACTCAATAATCAGTTGGCGAAGACTTCGTCAACCCAACAGGGCAATGGCGAAGTGACGCTGCGGCCAGGGATTCGTGTGCCCCCCTTTTCGGGGAGCGTGAGCCCTCTTCCTGAAAGAGTCAGTGAGCAGCGGTCATTAATTGATATGGCTTACCGTTCATCATGGCTGGTCGGCGCGGCGGTAGATACCGTCGCAGAGGATATGACCCGTAATGGGATCACGATAACTTCCACTCTGGAGCCTGATGCAAAACAGCATCTGCAGGGGGTCTGGGCGAGCTTGGCCCTGTGGAATAGCCTGAATAACGTCATTAAACAAGGGCGACTATATGGTAGTGCACTTGGGGTAATCCTGCTTGATGGTGACGATATGTCCACACCTTTGCGGGTAGATACCGTGAAAGTGGGTGCATTCCGCGGCATTGTTCCTGTGAATCGCTGGCAGGTTTCACCTTCGTTGAGCGACAGAGAAAGTGCGCTGGGGCCTGATTTAGGGCAGCCACGTTTCTACCAGGTGACAGATACTTCAAGTGGTATTCCGCCGTGGAAGATCCATTACAGCCGGGTCATACGCATTGATGGCATTACTCTGCCCAGCCAGTTCACATCGGATGAAAATGGCTGGGGTATCAGTGTGATAGAGCGCATCTATGACCGGATACTGGCATTTGATAGCGCGACAACCGCCGCCGTGCAACTGATGAACAAGGCTCATCTGCGTACTTACAGCGTGGCCGATCTGCGCAAAATTCTGGCTATGGGTGGGCCAGCGAGAGAAGCATTGCTGGCACAAATGACCGCTATTCAGCAAGGGCAGTCTATTGATGGCTTAACGCTAATGGATGCCAGCGATAAGTTTGAAACCCATGCCTATCACCTCAATGGGTTGCCCGAGGTTCTGGCGCAGTTCGCACAACAGCTCTCCGGGGCGCTTAACATTCCATTGGTCAGGCTGTTTGGTCAATCTCCGGCAGGTTTTACCACGGGTGATGTGGATTTGGCGAATTACTACGATGGCATTGCGGCACAGCAGGCGCGGCAGCTACGCCGCCCCGTCTATACCCTGATGTCGCTTCTACATCGTTCGGTACTAGGTAAACCATTACCCGATAATTTTGCATTTAGTTTCAATCCGCTATGGCAGATGTCAGAACTTGATCGGAGCAAGGTCGCCATGCAGACCGTTGAGGCAATAGGCAACGCCGTAAATAGCGGCGTGATGACGGCTTATGCGGGCGCTGAACAGTTACGTGACTCATCACCGGTTACGGGGATCGGCTCCACCATTCGCCAAGAAGATTTAGCCAGTCTGCGTCAGGGCTGAGAAAGCCCTTTCACGAGGATTAATCACCATGAAATATTTTTTTAATGCCCGGCTCGATAACACCCGTTATCGCTTAGCCGAGGGTTTCCTATTGTGTTTTGGCACACCGCTGGTGCACCGAGCAGTGCCTCCAGCAACGCCGAAAACGGGGCGGAACCGTCAGTTGCCAATAGTGGAAGCCATTAAGGGGAGGCATTGATTATGCCACCGTCCAACAACCAGACGCTGCCCGCCGAGGCACAGTTTCGTACTGATTTTCCGCAATTCAGCGATGTGACCCGCTATCCCTCGGCCCAGATTGCCCTCCATCTGGCTTTGGCCGATCGGCTACTGGATGAAGCACGCTATGACTTGCTCTACCCCTATGTGGTTGAGCTGTTCGTGGCTCACTACCTGACCTTATTTGCAACTGATATGCGGGCCAGCACGCTGGGGGGGAACAGCGGTGACAACAGTGGCGTAATGGCGGCTAAGTCGGTGGATAAAATCAGTATCCGCTACGACAACTGCGCCACCCTCAATCCTCAGGCGAGCTGGTGGAATCATACCCGCTACGGGGCTGAGTTTTACGACCTGCTGCTGCTGTTTGGGGCAGGAGGGCGACAGTTATGATCGCTAACATAATGAAACATAGCGTGAATTCTGTTGTACCTCATCAAGATAAAGGAGCATCAGGAGGTGGCCATGCCGCTACTTGATGTCACCGAGATTCTGCTGGATGCCGATTTTGCCGACTCGACGCTGATCGTCACGCGCAATTTGTTGCAGACGGACGATGATGGCGTCACCAGCGTTGTCCGGCAATCCATGCCGTTTATCGGTGTGGTCACGGTGAACCATGCGCTGATGACCCAGCGCATGCCACCGAGCCAGACGATCAGTGGCTCAATACAGATAGTCACTTTGGAGAGGTTAACTCAGGGGCAAAGTGGGCGTGATGCCGATGTTGTCACTTATCAAGGACGTGACTACCGAGTGACCTTTGTCGATCCCTACCTTGCTTATGGTGCCGGATTCGTACTGGCCCATTGTGAACTGATGCCGTTTGACGGCGGGGTGTCGGATGAGCAGCAACCTTAACAGCAACCACCAAACGACTTACCTAAGACCTATTTCGTCATCACAACAAGATGACATCGAACTGGAGCGCATCCTTTCCCGCTGGATACGGGGTGTCTCTGGATTGCCGCCGAAGTACGTTTTATTGCATTGGACAGCCGAACAGCCGCACCAACCGTCAGCCACGGAAGATTGGTGTTCTTTGGGAATACTGAAATTTCAGGCTAACGATAATCCGGCATTCACCAATCAAGCGGACGACAGCGTGCAGCTATGGCGCAATGAACTGATTGAAATCATGGTCAGTTTTTATGGCCCGCATGGACAGCGGTTGGCTACCGAGTTCCGTGACGGTATCGCCATAGCACAAAACCGGGAAGAACTGAGCCTGGCTGGCCTCGCCTTTGCGGCGTCGGGAGCCATAGTTTCAGCCCATGAACTAAAAAATAATCAGTGGGTTAGACGTTACGATCAGCACTTGACGCTGCAGCGCAAAGTGGTCAGAGAGTACGCGATCCACTCTATCCTCGAAGCACCAACACACTTTTTTGGAGAGTAACTTATGTCACAGGGATTACCTGTTTCTAATATTATCAACGTGTCTGTCAACATGGCGGTTCGCGCCGCACAGGCCCGTAACTTTGGTTCTTTGCTGATTGTTGGCAGTTCGCCGGTGATTGATGCTAACGAGCGCCTGCGTGCTTACAGCGATATCAGCGGTGTGGTGGCCGATTTCGGCCTCAACTCACCGGAATATCAGGCGGCTAACCTTTACTATCAACAATCTCCGCGACCGGTGGATCTGCTGATTGGGCGTTGGGTGAAAACCGATGCCCCGGCTGTCTTGCGTGGTGGTGTGCTAACGCCCACACAGCAGCAGTTAAGCCGCTTTACTGCGGTGAAAGATGCCTCAATGAAAATCACCATTGATGGCATCGTGAAAACAGTGGGACCCCTTGATTTTTCTACCGATACCAGCTTGAACGGTATTGCTGCCAAGGTGGCTACTGCCATAGGTACTGGCACTGCCGCAGTAGTGTGGGATGGTAGTCGCTTTGTCGTTACCTTAAAGGCATCCGGTGCAACTTCGACTCTCAACTATCCTGCTGCCAATACTGGCACAGATTTATCCTTGCTACTGAAACTGACGCAAAATGACGGTGCACTGGTGATTCCACGCAAGACGGCAGAGAAGATTGATGAGTGTGTCGCTGCATTGGCCAACCAATCCACAGCCTGGTATGGCTTGATGATTGCGGATACCTCACTGAGTGATGCGGATATCACCAAAGTCGCTGCGCTGATTGAATCTGACGGTGTAGCGCGGATCTATGGCCACACCACACAGAACAACAGTATCTTCACTGCGGGCAGCGGTTCGGACATTGCCAGCACCCTGAAAGCGGCAAACTATTCACGCACATTAGTGCAGTATTCGAGTGCCAATCCGTATGCGGTGGCCTCGTTGTTTGGCCGGGCTTTTACCGTCAATTTCAGCGGCAACAACACCACAATTACCCTGAAGTTCAAGCAGCAGCCGGGCATTACCGCCGAAACGCTGTCGCAAACTGATGCCAATACCTTGCAAGGGAAAAACGCCAACGTCTTTGTCAATTACAACAACGACACGGCGATTATTCAGGAAGGGGTGATGTGTAACGGTGACTTTATCGATGAGCGCCATGGCCTGGACTGGTTGCAGAACTATGTACAGAACAACCTTTATAACCTGCTGTTCACCTCTACCAGCAAAATTCCACAAACCGATGGCGGTGTGACGCGGTTGTTGACCAATGTCGAACAGTCGTTGGCGAAAGGGGTGGATAACGGGCTGATTGCGCCAGGGGTATGGAATGGCGGGCCACTGGGTATTCTGCAATCGGGTGAGACGCTGACCAAAGGCTATTACACCTATGCTTCACCGATTGCTGAACAGTCTCAGGCTGAGCGTGAGAAACGCCGTGCACCAGTGATCCAATGCGCTATCAAACTGGCGGGTGCAGTGCACTACGCCGACGTCATTATCAACGTAAATCGTTAATTTAAGGAAAAAACTATGGCTACTTATTCATTTGCAGACGTTAGCGCCACTTTGGCCGGCCCGACTGGGGTGATTGATTTGGGTTACGGCGCTTCGAATGCCGATGAGGGGATTGTGGTTGCTATGAGCGGTCCGCAAAACACCATGACGCTGGGCGCTGATGGCGAAGTGATGCACAGCCTGCATGCGGCCAAATCCGGCACCATTACCGTCACGTTGTTGAAAACTTCCCCGGTGAACAAAAAGCTCTCTTCGGTCTATGGCGCACAGGGCATGTCTTCAACTTTGTGGGGCAATAACATCATCACCATCCGTAATACTGCCTCTGGGGATACCATTGTGGCGCGCAATTGTGCGTTTCAAAAGCGCCCGGACCATGTGAATGCCAAAGAAGGTGGCAATGTGAGCTGGGTGTTTGACTGCGGCAAGATCGACCAGATGCTCGGAGAATTCTAATTATGGAATTTGAGCTAAAAGGGCAGGAATATCGGGCTGTAAAGCTCGATGTTTTCGACCAGTTTCGTGTTGCGCGTAAATTACTCCCCGCGGTGGCGGGGGTTTTTGATGAACTGAAAAGTGGTGAAATTACGCTTGCGGCGCTGTTGCCGCAGGTGGCAGATGCCGTTGCCGCCATGAGCGACGCCGACTGTGATGCCATTCTTCATCCATGCCTCTCAGCGGTTGCACGCAAGAACGGCAAAATCTGGACTGCGGTTTTCCAGGATGGGGTGATGATGTTTGACGATATCGACATGCTGGGCATGTTGGAACTGGTCGGCAACGTTATCCGAGATTCCCTTGGCGATTTTTTTCCCGTACCCCTCGCCAGCGAGATAGCCGACCTGCCAGCGGTTTAACACTGGATACCCTGCCGGGGGGGGAAGAGTACCTGCTGCGCCCGGTCGACGCAGGTCTTATTCCGTATACTGCACTGCGCGATCGCTCTATTAGCCTGGCCGATGTGGCACTGATGAATGATTTTCTCGACTTGCAGTTTGATAACGCTGAAAGGATCGAGAAATGGCGCCGAAAAAGTGAGTGACGAAAAATGAGTAAGAGTAAATCGAAACCTAAAATGACACAGAAAGAAGTGGAGAGGATTAGGTGGAATAATTGGCAAGCGGCTAAACCCCTGTTGACTGAAGCAGCCAAGAGTGCTGGAGTTGATCCTGAAATCATAGTCCGAATGGCTTATTTTGAAAGTAGATTCAGAACTAGGGTGTGTCCCGTAATTAT